GGAATCGTCGAAAACATTGATACGGACCTAAAGCGCCAGAAAGCTATTGAACAAAGAAATGCCTGGCGAAGTGAATTGAAGAAAAAAGCGAACGTCCAGCTCGGCAAATAGTCAGCTGGGCATTCGCGTGTGATAAAGAACTTGTGGGGAGGGAGCGGGTAGATGACTCCAGAGCAGAGGACGGCGGTATCGACTTGGCTGTATGGGTTGAATCGGGTGGAGTGGGCCATCGAAAATCTTGATAGAGATATCGAGTTGATCGAACACCAGCTTTCAAAGGGGCGAGTGAAGGCAACTCAATACGACAGGGTGTATTGTTCTAATTCAAACATCAGTTACCCAACAGAGCTAGGCGCTTTGGCGGAAGAAGGCTATAGCGGGTCGCAGGAGCGACTGGACTATTTATTGATTTTGCGTGCAGAGTACAATCGCGACGTAACAGACTATGAGGCGACACTTGAAAGAATGGTTGCTGATGAGCGGTGGGGGCAACTGGGCAAAGATATTATTTATGCGAAGTTCAGGAAAAAGACGGTGCCGGATGAGAAAATATATGGGGAACTGTTTTGCACTCCGGCCACGTTTTATAGGACGTTGAATAATGCGTTGATGTTCTTGGTTGATGTTTTGCCATCGCGATTCCATAAAAAAATGATAGTTTCGTGAGAGTAAAAACCGCAAAAAGTGTGTTATTATAAAACCGTGGAATTTTTCAAACAGGCCGCTTCGAAATCGAGGCGGCTTTTCTTATGCTTGGACATGTCCCGGGTGATATAATGGGGCCGGAGGAGGTGGGTACGTGGAAAATTATACTAGCCAATATGCACAAAGTGCAGAACTTGATTATTTAAGAAGCTTGCAATCAAACTTTAACCATATGACACTTGGAGATGTCGGAGACATAATAAATTACAGAAAAGATCAATTAAAATTATCCGATAAGTCGATAGATGCAATCCTCAATTCGCTTAGTCAATCTACGCCAATGGTGTTCATGGAGAATTTTTATAAGGAAGATTTGATAGATCCAATATTGGAATTGCTACCTGCTGAGGTTAAAGTGAGGTTGGAAAATGTTGTTGTAGGGTTTCTTCCAACATACAGGATTAATGCGAGTGCGATAAAATGTCCAAATGGAAAGCCCTTGGTTATCCTACATACTCAATTATTAGCAGCTATATCCCACTATAACGAAGCGCAATACATATCAGGAACTCTGATGAGCTCATCGGATGAAAAACTGCAAATTGAAGGGGAACGCTTATTAATCGAATCATATCAAGAAATAGTAAAGTGTTTTAGATATCATGCTTATGCGCCCAAAATGTCCATTCTTCCCAATACCTTAGATAAAATTGAGCATCGTGTGGTACTTGACAAAACACTTCTACACGAGTTGTTTATAATACTGCACGAATTTGCCCATATTTATTTAGGGCATCTTGATAGAAATTTTCTCAATAAAGAATATTGTTTTGGGCAAATATCCAACATTCAAGAGTATGTTCGAACCCAACAAATGGAATTGGACGCTGATTTACAAGCAGCTAACTGGATGATAGAGGTTAGTAAAAATCCTAATATTATTGCGTATCCAATGCTGACGATGCTCAAGTTAGCCCCGTATATTGCTTTTGAATGCTTTATGATGATGCATTTTTTAGAGATAAATGCTAATAGGAATAGGTTTGAAATAGGTTCAGGCATAGAACGTGCTATTGACCGCGAAGAAGCAACGAGAAGAATAATTCAAACCGTTTTAGAGCTGGAAGAACTGGAAAAAGGCACTGTCAGTAATATTGAGCTTTTTTCACACCCTAAAGCGCTGATTAGACTTATGAATGTTATTCTCAACTTATCCGGAAAATTTGACAAAGATATAAATAACTTTCTCTTTGAGATGATTTATAATGCTGTTTATTTCGAAAGTTTCGCAATTGGTGATGGGCTGGAGCCGTGAAATTGACGCTAAAAACCGACTAATCTACTGTATCTCTGCCGACACGATAGAAATTGCCATTTGCGGCGGGCACTACGGAGATAAATAGACCTTTGATAAGTGACATAAGCATTCAAACCGCCCCTCTTGGGTGGTTTTTTCATGCCCAAAACGAAGGAGGAAAGGCATTGAGCGATAACACCAACAACATCCCAATCCACTGCGCCCACGACGAACTAGCCGACATAACAACTCTGGTGCCGAACCCGCGAAACCCGAACCGGCACCCGGATAAACAAATAGAACTTCTGGCCAAGATAATCAAAAACCAGGGCTGGCGTGCACCGATTACGGTAAGCACCCGCTCTGGTTTTATCGTTCGTGGCCATGGCCGCCTGCTGGCTGCCCAGAAGTTAGGGTTGGCAGCAGTGCCGGTCGATCGTCAGGACTATGCGTCTGAGGCCGAAGAATGGGCCGACTTGATTGCCGACAATCGGATCGCCGAGCTCAGTGAGATTGACGACGAAGCGGTGAGTCAGCTGCTGGCGGAGTTTGATAGTGACTTTGATCGCGAATTGACCGGATTTGTGGACAAAGACATCGATAAGCTGCTGGCTCAGTTTGAAGACAAGACTGCTATCGATGATGAATTCGATGTTGACCAGGCTGTTGCCGATATTCAGGAACCGGTCACAAAGCCGGGTGATATTATCCAACTGGGGCGGCACCGGCTGATTTGCGGTGACAGCACAGACCCGGCAGTGATGGGGAAGTTGATGGATGGTCGCATGGCGGACGCCGTGTTTACGGATCCACCATATAACGTCGACTACACCGGTGGGACAGAAGAAGCGCTGAAGATTGCCAATGACAATATGTCAGGCGCAGACTTCCGCGCTTTTCTACTTGCGGCATTCACCGCGGCTGCGGCCGTCACCAAAGACGGTGGCGCCATTTATGTTTGCCATGCGGATACGGAAGGAATCAACTTCCGGACAGCATTGATCGAAGCAGGCTTTCTTTTGAAGCAATGCATTATCTGGGCGAAGCAACACTTCGTCATGGGACGCCAGGACTACCAATGGCAGCATGAGCCGATTCTGTATGGCTGGAAAGAGGGCGCGGCGCACTCGTGGTATGGGGATCGTAAGCAGACGACGGTATGGAATGTTGACCGACCAGTGGCGAGCCTAGATCACCCGACGATGAAACCGGTGGCGTTGGTGGCGATGGCGATTGGCAACAGCACACAAAAAGACGATCTGGTTCTGGATCCGTTCTGTGGATCAGGAACGACCGTCATTGCAGCTGAGCAACTGGGGCGGGTGTGTTATGCAGTGGAGCTGGATCCGAAGTATTGCGATGTGATTGTCAGGCGGTGGGAGGAGGCGACGGGGGCGAGAGTGACATTCAATTAGCGTAGCACTTTGTGGGAGAAGGCAACTACAAAGTAGGACATGAGCGCCACACCGATAAACGCTTGAATGGCTGAAGCTATAGCCACGTCTGGATTTGATGCAGCGATATCGCCATAACCAACAGTGAAGGATGTAATAGCACTAAAATAAAATAACCCAATCCAGTACGCAAAATTTTCAATACCAATTCCGCAAAATGGCAAAAGCTGAAATATCCAAGCGGGGATAATTTTAGACTCGGTTAACTTGGACATATGAAGTTTTAGTTGAAGTTCGGGGCTGAGTTCAAGCCCCAGGTATGCATAAAGAAAGCAAAATAGAACGATGATAATAATCAAAGAGAAAAAAATTCTTATTGGGCTTGTTCCATAAACACCTAGCATGTCTTTAAAAAGCCAACGTAACAAGGTGGTAATTTTATACCATGTTTTTCTATATCTGCTGCTTATTCCTTCTCCGTGCCATTTGGACCAAGCTTCTTCCCGGCGATACGCGACATAAGCTGCATCTTCATCATCGTACTGCCCCAGACTTCTGAAGTTTTCTTTGAGCATTCGGAATTGAGTTGCCCGGTTCCAGTGATAGCCCTTTATTTTATCGTTACTATAGTTTTGAATTGCCTTTTTTACATTGGACTTTTGCCACTCAATGTAGATGTGTCCAAAATTATCAGTATCTTTTAGTAAAAGTATATTGAGTTTTACTTCGCGCATATCCAATGCCTTTTCAAAGGTACAGTAATCAAAATATAATAAATTGCATTGTGCTCCTATCAAATAGATTGGATAATTAAATGTGATATATTGAAATAATACCAACTTTTTAAATATAGTTAATTCGAAGGATATCGAATCACCAAACCTAGTCGCTGCAAAAATTACTGTATCGCTAAATATAGAAAAGTCGAAGAATGCTTGCTTTTTGAATGCAGCAAATTTAAAGTTTGCCGTTATGCTGAAGGTCGAGTCACCAAAGCTTGCCACACTGAACGTAGCAGATTCAAAGTTTGCCGCACTGAATGTAGCATATTTAAAGTTTGCCCGCTGTCTGAATGTAGCAAATTTAAAGTTTGCCAGCTTTCTGAATGTAGCAAATTTAAAGTTTGCCAGCTTTCTGAATGTAGCAAATTTAAAGTTTGCCATTTTGTTGAAGGATGCGGATTCAAAGTTTGCCTCACTGAACGTAGCAAATTCAAAGTTTGCCAGCTTTCTGAACGTAGCAGAGTTAAAGTTTGCCAGCTTTCTGAATGTAGCAAATTTAAAGTTTGCCATTTTGTTGAAGGATGCGGATTCAAAGTTTGCCTCACTGAACGTAGCATATTCAAAGAATGCCAGCTTTCTGAACGTAGCAGAGTTAAAGAATGCCAGCTTTCTGAACGTAGCAGAGTTAAAGAATGCCAGCTTTCTGAACGTAGCAGAGTTAAAGTTTGCCAGCTTTCTGAACGTAGCAGATTCAAAGTTTGCCTCACTGAATGTAGCAGATTTAAAGTTTGCCAGCTGTCTGAATGTAGCAGATTTAAAGTTTGCCAGCTTTCTGAATGTAGCAGATTCAAAGTCTGTACCACTGCAAAAGGAAGCCTGGTGAAAGTTTGATTCCTCTTTAAAAATAGTATGATTAAAGATGGTATTAATAAAACAAGAAGAGGGTTGATCGACGCTAAATTTAGCATAACTAAAGTCTACCTGTTTGTTGAATGAAATGGATCCAAAATATGATCCATCGTAGAAAGTAACATTGCTAAAGTTTACCTCGGCGCGGAATGTTGCACCTCCAAAGATTGCAATATCGCAGAATGTAGCACCTTCAAAGATTGCAATATCGCTGAATATAGCATCTTGAAATGTTATATAGGTATCGAAAAAAGCATTTTGTGCAGAAAAAGTTTTAATAATACAATCGCTTAAATCCAAATCATCCACAAAGCACCAATCAAGTGAGATATCTTTGTTAGCTTCTACCAATTGCAGAACTTCAGATGCTTCAAATAGACCATATTCTTCAGTTTTGATTTTTTTACCATCATCATCCAGAAAAGTCACAATGGCAGTTTGTTCACGATGAATGATTGTCCCGTCTGGCAGTTTTTTGTCAAAGGGTTTATTTTTATCATGTTCCACTTTATAGTTCATGCTGCAATCCTCCTGAACGTCATTCCTAATTCTTCAACGGCAAGATTAAAATTCCTTTAAATGGTAACGATGACTCGAAATTTTATATAACCAAAGAAAGGCGACGGATGCAGCAAACATCCATCGCCTTCTTCTTTCCGGGCACCCCCGGCGGCGAGATAGTAGAACAGGCCGTGGCCACGGTTTGAGTAAGACTACTAGCTCAATACTATTTTAACCAACAATGGGGGTGTCGACAATAGAAAAAGCGAACAAATGTTCGAAAGAATTGTTGAAACAAATTGTATTGCAACATGAAGCCGTGATTGCCGAGGGCATCAATGAGTCCAAGGCTCAGTACCGCAAGATTGTCAAAGCGGGTATTTCCCAATGGGTAAAAGACTTTCAGAAAGGCACGGTCGAGGTCAAGACCGTAGATGATCTGAAGAAACTGATTGAACTTGATATTGCCTTACAAAAAGATGACTTGTAGCGGAGGTGGGTGATATGTGATATGGCGAGACCGCGAGAAGAAAAACGAGATGCGGCGTTCAACCTTTGGGCCGACAGCGGCGGCAGCGCAAAACTTAAAGACATTGCCACTCAACTTGGGGTACCGGATTCACGCATTCGTAAGTGGAAAACGGTCGACAAGTGGGAAGAAAAAATAAAGGAGCGCTCCCATTCAAATAAGGGAGCGCTCCAAAACTCCAAAGGGAGCGCTCCAAAACAAAACGCTCCAAAACAAAGCGGTAAGATTGGCAACAAGAACGCCGTCGGACATGGAGCTCCCAAAGGCAACAAAAATGCAGTCGGCAATAAAGGCGGTTCAGGGGGACCACCGGGGAACAAGAAAGCAGTTGTTACGGGCGCATATGAAACCATCTGGATGGACTGTCTCAGCGGTGAAGAGCGGACGCTATGCTCTCAGATCAACACTGATAAGTTGGCGCAGGTGGAGGAAGAGATCCAGCTGATCACCATCAGGGAACGCCGGATGATGAAGCGTATTCAGGATGTAATGGAAGGCCTGAGCGAGAAGCAGCGCAAAGTGTTCCAGGAGCGGTTGATGACAAAAGAACCTGTGATGGTCAAAGATCCTTTTAGTGATAAAAGCCAAACCGTACTTGTTTCTACGCCGAAAATGGTTGTGACCTCGATCGAGGAAACGGAACGCCGACAAATCGATGACATTTTGCGTATAGAAGAAGCTCTAACCCGTATTCAGGACAAAAAGTCGCGGCTCTTGGCGCTGAAACACACCTTGGAAGTAGCCGCCAAGGAAGGGGCGAACTCCGGCGCGGAAGATCATGCCAAACGAGTGCAGGAAGCGTGGGATAATCGATGATAACTGTCGAACCGATTCTTCTGCAGCCAAGAGCGATTCTGTATTATGCAGATCATATTTTGGAATACGTCAAAGAGGTTATAGGTGCCACGCCTGACGATAACCAGGCGCCAATATTAGAGAGTTGCATGGGTAAGGCGCTTACCTCGGTTCGTAGCGGTCATGGCATTGGCAAAAGCGCCCTTGAATCCTGGTGCGTGAAATGGTTCATGTACTCCCGACCGTTCCCCAAAGTACCCTGTACGGCACCCACCCAGCACCAACTGCACGATATTCTTTGGGCCGAACTGAACAAATGGAATCGGCAATCAGCTGACGGCATGCTGTTTCAGTGGACAGATGAACGCTTCTACCACAAGGCGCATCGTGAGGAATGGTTTGCAGTTCCCCGAACTGCCACGCAGCCGGACGCCCTGCAAGGGTTCCATGCGGACCATGTTTTATATATCTTGGATGAAGCCAGCGGCATAAGAGACGTCGTATTTGAGCCGGTACTAGGCGCACTATCAACCAAAGATGCAAAGCTGTTGGCTTGCGGTAACCCGACGCAACTCACCGGTTGGTTTTTTGACAGCCACAACAGTAAACGCGATGTATACAGCACGTTTCATGTCGATGGACGAAACAGCAGCCGGGTGGATGCTGCTTTTGTAAAGATGATCATCGACATGTACGGCCTGGACAGTGACGTGTTCCGGGTTCGTGTTGCCGGCGAGTTCCCCAATGCCTTACCGGATAGCTTTATTGCGGCTGTATGGGCGCGGCGTGCAAGTGAGGGAGCTTATGTAGTCATCACTCCAAGCATCATTGACATAGGAATTGACGTTGCCCGATTCGGTGATGATCAAAGCGTATTGTGTCCTGTCTTCGATAGACGGCAGCAGCAAGAGCCCGAAATATATAACCACAATGACACGATGGAGATAACCGGGCGCGCAGTGCAAATGGTTGATCGATATACCGCGGAGTATTCAGTGCGTGTGCCTCAATCAGTGCGCGTTGACTGTGACGGCCTGGGCGTTGGCGTCTATGATCGCCTGGCTGAGATCAAGCGAGGGCGTAAAGACTGGGATCATGTGACGCTGCACGAATGTCATTTTGGCGGCGCTGGCGGCAAGGTCGATGCAAAAGACCCGGTGCGCATGTCCAACAACACCGGCCTGATGTGGGGCGCGGTGCGGGAGGGGTTGCGTAATGAAACGCTGCAGCTGTTCCCCAACGAGCGGCAAATCGTGGAGCTTTCCAACCGCAAATACCGGCTAAACTCTGACGGTGAAATTGAGCTGGAGAAAAAAGAAGAAATGAAAAAGCGGCTCAATCGTTCTCCGGATATGGCGGACGCGCTGGGCCTTGCCATGTGGAGGCCCCCGGAAACTTTCTTCACTTTGCAGATATAGGAGGAACGCTTTGAACATTATAGATACACTGATACAGCCCGATTATGCGTTTTTATTTGATGCGTATAATGCAACCGGCGGCTTTAAAGATGGTAGATACATAGTCAAACGGCCCAGGGAGACAATGGCAAACTATGAGGTTCGCCAAAAGCTCAGCTACTATCTCAACTATGTGAAGCCGGTGGTAGATAGTCACGTTAACCCGATTTTTCGTACAGAAGCCGTGCGGGACTGGGATGGCCGAAAAGAAGAGACAGATAAGCTCTTTTCGTTGTTCTTTAACAATATCGACACAGTAGGCACAACGCTGCCCAAGTTCATGAAAAGCACGGCAGCGGAGGCGAAGCTTTACGGAAGCGCCCTTGTTGTAGTAGATAACGTAAAGGATCAGCCGACAACAATGGCCGATGCGATAGCGGCGCGGGCTTGTCCTTATGCCTATGTGGTACTCCCGCAGGACGTGACGGATTTTAAAGTAAACAAAGCCGGTGTGCTAACGGAAATCACTTACAGCGTGGCCGGTGACGGCTCGGGCAGCGGCGGAGATCAAAAAGAAGTCTGGACATGGACGGCTACCACCTGGAAATGCAGCGCGGCGGGAGAAACCGGGAATAAAGAAGGGACGCATAATCTAAAGCGCGTGCCGGTTATTCCGCTACTAGGGGCTAAAGCAAAACCCGGGAAGATTAAGCCTCTCTCGGAATTTTGGGGCATAGCAAAGACAAACGCCCGGATATTCAATTTGTGTAGCGAGATCGACGAGCTAATCACCAAGCAAGCCTTTTCAATCTTTACTTACCCCATGGGGGCAAATTCAAGCAAAGAAACCATTAAAGAAATGTTGGTAGGAACGGAAAATGTTGTAGGCTATGACGGAACCTGCAGCAATGCGCCAGGTTTTGCTACTCCGGACGCTATGCCGCTTGAACAGCTGCAGAGCTATCTGGACAGGTTGATCGGCGAAATATACCGAATGGCGCAGCAGTCCCACGTGACCGGCGTAGAGACAAAGGCTTCCGGCAAGGCGAAACAGTGGGATTTTGAAAGCTCAAATCAAACCTTGTCCGATTTCGCGCACAATATTGAATCAACGGAAAAAGCTATTGTAGAGCTTTATGAGCTTTGGGCCAGCGCTAAAGTAGGGTATATAAGCGAATACCCCAACGACTTTGGGATTATCGACATTGCCGCCGCTTTGGATGAAGTGACAAAAGCGCTCGATCTGAAAATCGGGGGCCGGTTCAATCTCGAAGTCAAGAAAAAAGCGGTGAAAGTTTTCCTGAACACGATTAAGGAAAAAGACTTCGATTTGGTAATTGCCGACCTTGAAAAAACGGCTCAGAACGAAGCCTATAGCCAGGATAATGACCCAATGTCTGCTATTGTGACCTTGTTGGAAGCTGTAGCGGCTGAAAAGGTATCACCGGAAGCGGCGGCGCAGCTTATGCAGTCTTTCTACGGTATGACGGAAGACGCGGCTAAGAAGCTATTAGAAGCGCAATCCACCATTATCGGCGTAGCTGCAGAAAAACAGTTGGCTGCGGATCAGGCGGCAGCAGAGGCGGCTGCCCAGGCAAAAGAGGTGCAAAATGATAAAACGATACCGAAAGATGAAAAAGCGCCTGCTAATGTGGGCGCTTAAAATTATTGTCAACAGCGCCGTGCAAAAGGGCTTGCCCGTTGCGCCACTGGATGAACAGCTTAAATGAGTAGCAGCAGGGAAGAAGAGCTTCTTTTGCTTCTGGCCATGTTTCAGCGGAAATATAAGACATTGGCCGGGCCTGCGGTAGCGTTGATTCAAAAGTATGTTGCGCAGGGATTCAGTGCAGAGAAAGCGATAAACAAAGGCCTCTCTGAATCTGGATTATTGCCAAAATATGAAGAAGCTTTGGTTGAAAGCGCTATCACTGCAGCGGCTCTTGGCTATGGTGTATCATCCAGAGAGAAATATTCGGCCACGTCCCTGCAAGAATCTATACAACTGGACGCCTGGGCTCCCGATGGGATGAACCTATCCCAAAGGCTCCATGTTCGCCGGGCTGACATAAGGCAAGCGATTACAGATGTATTGCAGGCGTCCATGCGGCAGGGTGATGCGTGGATTAAGGCCGCGCGGGGTATTTATGACGGCTACGGGTACGGGAAGATCACGGACCCGTCAGAGCTACCCCAATACCTTACCGATTTGGTTAAGCAGGCTAAAAAAGTGCTTTCCGGTGACAAAGCGGCCTTTGCAAAATATGAAACAGTAATAAGGGCTGCTGAAAAGCAAATAGGAAATCTTTCTGGCAGCGGCGCACCTACCGGCAACATGAAACAGGCCTTTAAAAATGTGTTTGATGCAACCAAAGACCTTAATGCGCGGGCAATAGACAAGGCGGTGATGGTAGCCGTGGAAGAAAAAGCCCGCTACATTGCAGATCGTATTGCACGAACAGAAATGGCGCGGGCGTGGGGAGATGGATTTTTTGCCAAGTATCAGAACGATGCCAATGTCATTGCGTATAGGTGGAAGCTTAATTCTCGTCATCCTGTTTTTGATATTTGCGACGTAAACGCCAGTGTTGACGCCTACGGGTTGGGGAAAGGCGTATACCCAAAGACGAGCTTTCCCAAGTTCCCTGCTCACCCGCACTGCATGTGTCTGATTGTTCCGGTGTATGCTTCCGAGTTGGAAGGAAAAAAGAAAACCAGGTTTAAGCCGGAGGCCGTTACTGAATATATTGCAGGGCTTGACGCTGATCAGCAGCAGCTGCTACTGGGGGTCGAAGGAGTGAAGCAAGGTGCAGATAGCTGGTCAGCGTATCTTCGAAACTGGCAAGGGCATGAAAACCCGTTAAGCCGGTTTAAAGGGGAAGACTTCGGAGGGGGAAGCGCCTCGTCTGGTAAGGATTCTTTTGATACTTCAGCGGCGAAGATTCCTATCGAAAAATTAGAGAGCTATGTACTTGATAAAGGGCATGCTAAAGGCGTAAACAAAGCAATTGCATTTGAAAGAGCACTCGGATATACTAAAGAAAAAGCCGAGATTTTACAGCAAGCGATTTTGCAAGAACTTCCAAAAAGTAAAATTGAATATCGTGGGGAAAACGATTTTGGAAGTTTGTACTTTGCAGACATGGTTTTAACAGGACCAAACGGGAAGACCGCCAATGTTAGGACTTCGTGGATAGTAGAAAAAGGAAAGACAAGGTTAACGAGTGCCTATGTTAAGAAAGGGGGTCAAAAACAATGATTATTTCAGAACTTGATGTGGTTAAGCTGAAAGATGGAAGAGAAGGAACTGTTTTGGAAGTTTTTGACCATTCCAAAACTTTCATGATCGAAATTGCTAATGAAGATGGCGAAATGCTTGATGATCCAGTTGTAAAGGAAGACGAGGTTAAAGAAGTAATTTGGCATTGCCCAAAAAACTGAATTTAGCCCGATAAGCGATATCCTGAACTAACCGCCTTGCGCAGGGCGGTTTTCTTATGTCCATTTTTAAGGGGGTGAGAGTCTATGCGCTGCCACGAGTTTAGACGCCCAAAAACTGAAGGGAGGTGATCCAGATGCGCAAGCGTCTGCAATAGTCCATGGCGCCGAGAGGCGCTTTTCTTATGCTCAAAAATAGGAGGAATGTGTATGAGTCTGGAACAACTGCTGGCAGCACTGGCAAAAGCGCCGAACGGTGCTGAGTTAGTGACTGCACTAAATGCAATCATGGCTGCCGAGGATACCAAAACTACGGAAGCACTGACCAAACAGCGAACAGCCGCTAAAGAAGCTAAAGACGCCAAGGCACAAGCTGAAACACTGGCAAAACAGCTTTCTTTGGTTCGTGACAAGCTAGGCATTGAGGAAGACGGCGACATATCGGAAGCCTTGGACGGTTTGAGCAAAACCAAAGGCAAAACAGACGGTGAAACGTCTGCCCTTCAAAAGCGCCTGGACAGACTGGAAAAAGAACGGCAAACGGAAAAAACCGAGTATGAAACAAAGTTGGCTGCTTCTATTACCAAACAGCAAACCACAGCCAAACGAGAAGCCTTGCTGAAAGCTCTTACCGAGCATAAAGCAGCGAGGCCTGAGGATCTGATTGATCTGCTTCTGAGTAAGGTGGAAGTCGGCGACGACGACAGCCTGAGTTTCGAAGGCGGCAAAAAGGTTTCTGATGGGGTGAAAACCTGGCTTGGGGAGCGCCCGGAATTTGTCAAAAACGTACAGGCTCCCGGCGCTGGCTCAAAATCTGCTGACGGCACGATCTTGACCGGCCAAACAGATGCAAGCGGTAAAGCTCTTTCATTGGGCGCTTCTTTGGCAGCCCCGGTTGCCGCCACAGGTAAAGCCGCCCTTACTGGACAGGCGCACTTCTTCGGCGAAAACGGCTGAAGGTTGCCATATTAAAAAATAGCAAGGAGGAAAAAGACAAATGGAATTTACCCGTACATCGTACCTTAATCACGTTGAAATCTTGGCTATTGCTGAACCGTATGTAGCTGTTCCGGTAATGCTGGACAGCACAGATGCAGTAATTGCCGCATTAGTGGCAGACGCGGCAGGCCGCAAAATTCTTCCGGCAGGAACACCGCTGGGCGGGGCGTTCAAAACCGACATCACGGCAAAAGCTACGGTGCAAAACGATGCTGACGCGGTAGCGGTTCTGCTCCACGATACTGATGTGACAGCAGGCGACACTCCCGGCGCAGCTGTTATCTGGGGTTTTGTCAGCAAAACCAAAATCACGGCGAACGGAACCGCTTTGGCCGCTACTGCGGTAACTGCATTGCAGGCCGCTGGCGTTCAAGTTCTGTACTAACAGGCAAAATAAAGTAAGTAGGAGGTACTATCTGAATGTTATTGCAAGAAGTCTTTACTGCGCAGGAAATCGGGGCTTACTGGAACACGCTGGCTGAAACAGGCGGCGACTCTGACCCGTTTTTAGGTGCAGCCCTTTTCCCGGCACGGCAAAAAATGGGCCTTGAATTGAAATGGCTTGTCGGCGCTTCCGGCCTGCCTATTTCGTTGGCGCCGTCCAAGTTTGACACGAAAGCAAGTCTGCGGGATCGGATCGGCATTGAAGAAGTCAAAACCCAAATGCCGTTCTTCCGTGAAGGCATGCTGATTAAAGAAGAAGACCGGCAAGAACTGAACAATATCCTGAGTTCGGCGACCTCTTTGGAAAGCCCGTCTCTGCGCGACTTCCTGACTCGTATTTACAACGATGCTGCTGAATTGGTACGCGGGGCGAATGTTGTTCCTGAACGAATGATCATGCAACTGCTTTCCACTGGCAAAATTGCAATTGCGTCCAAGGTCAACGCTCTTAACTATGACTACGATTACAAGTTTGGCGTTGCACAAAAAGCAACGATTTCCACCGCTACCCTGAAATGGTCCGCAACCGACACCGCTACCCCGGTAACGGATATTATCGATTGGCAGGACAAGGTTCAGGAGATAACCGGAGCCCGCCCGACTCGCGCCATTTGTACCCGAAAAACTTTTGGGTATTTGCTGGCCAACAAAAGCATTAAGCTCGATCTTGACACCAACGGGAACAAGATTGTAACTGACAACATTCTTCGAAGTTACTTGCTGGAAAAAGTGGGGCTATCGGTGTCTGTTTACAGTAAAAAATACCGCACTGAGAAAGCCACTACTGCCAGCTACTTCCCCGATAATGTCTTTACCTTGATTCCTCCGGGTAATTTGGGTAACACCTGGTACGGCACAACTCCGGAACAGTCTGACCTCATGAACGGGGTATCGAATGCCAGCGTGTCCATTGTCAACACTGGCGTAGCCGTAACCACAATTAAGCAGCCGCACCCGGTAAACATTGAAACCATCGTTTCCGAAATCGTGCTGCCCTCGTTTGAACAAGGCGACAAGGTGTTTATCGCCACTGTAGCCTAACATGGACGCGGAAGTACGAGAAGCAGAAGAGGCACTACTTAAGTTAGGTAGTGCCTTCCTGCGTAATTCTATGGGTGCTATGGAGCTGTCGGTAGGAGTTGTGCAAACGCAGGCACAGGCGAAGCACAAATTCCGGTCCAGGTCCGGGATGGCAGAGCGCTCCATTGAAACCGGAGTGTCACAGAACGAACAAACTACAGAAGGGGTTATTGAAATCAACTCAGGCACAGCGCCCTATGCGATTTATCAGCACGAAGGCACAGGGCTTTATGGGCCAAACCATGCAAGATACCCTATCGTGCCTCGTAATAAAAAAAGCTTGCGATTCCTGGGGCGGAACGGTTTTGTGTTTGCGCAAAAGGTTATGCACCCAGGGATTCAAGGCGACCCATTTGTTTATAACGCTGCCGAGGCAAAAATGAACGAAGTCGCTGAACTATTTGAAAGAGCGTTTGCCCGAACGGTAAAGGAGGCAGGGCTTGAATGAGTTATAGCACTATATCAACGGACGAAACCACAAATGATTATACCGATGAACTGTTAGCTGAGTTCGTAACCGCTAAGCTTATTGCCGAGGCAGACGCCGACATAAACGACGTTGCTTTGTCTTTGGGTGTGCTACCTACTCGAATTCCCACCCCTTGCCCGAACATCGTTAAAAAGTTGTCTATCGCCAAAGTTTACAATGCTGTTGCCCGTGACAAAAGCATGATGAACACCGAAGGCGAAGATAAAAGCGATGCCTACGAACTGAAACGCCGTATTTGGGCAGCAGAGGCGACAAGATTGGAAGGACTGCTTACCGCGTCGGCCTTAGTCGGCGGCGCAACAGGAGCAGGCGGAGGGCTGGACGCATTGGCAAAAGACAGCGTTTTTAGCTTCCCGATGTACAGGTCATGAGCATGAACGAAGATTATCTTTTAATTTGGTGGCCGCTGCTGGACCATTTACGGGATTATGCCAGCGCTCAAACTGAACTGACAGGGGTGGCCGTCCGGGCAGGAAGCAAGACTCCAAAAGACCCGTATCCCTGCGTAGAGTTTACTTGGGATGACGAAAGCGGGAAAAATCTTCTGCGAACAGATAAAGGGACTTTGATCATTTGGGCTGATTGTTGGTTAAAGAATGCTGGCAAAGAGCCTGACAGCGGATACCCTGCATTGCACACCATAATGAAAAGCGTTTGCTTAATTGTGGCGCGTTGGTCTGACGCTGTTTTAAGCGATTTGAACCTTTATACTGACATTACTTTGAAATCGGCGATATCTGACGCCGACAGCAACCGCCCTTTGTGTGGGGCAAGAATGGTATTCGAAATTGAATGGAGGCGATCTAGTTAATGAGTACTCCTAGCTCTAGCAACTTTCTCTTAGGCGCTGGCAAAGTTCTATTTGACCGATGGACAACTGCCGGCGCATCTACTGGACTTCGACATTTGGGCAACGTGCCTAAGTTCGAACTGTCTCAAGAAACGACAAAAATCACAAAAAACAGCGCTATGTATGCGGCAAAATCTACACTTCTGGAAGTTGTGAGTAAAATCTCATCTTCACTGACACTGACTCTGGATGAAATTGTGCCGGAAAATATCGCTATGGCCTTTTTGGGCGAGGAAGGCGTTATTACGCAGGTAGCAGGAGCGGTGACCGACGAAAGCCATACGGCGCACAAAAGCAGGTTCCTGCAAATTGACTCGTTTGGAGTAAAGTCTACAGGGCTGATCTTGACCGACGCTGCTGGAACAGTTACCTATTTGGCTGGCACAGATTACACCTTGGACGAAACTTTGCTTCGTGCAGGGATGATCTATATTCCTGAATCCTCTTCTATCGTTGAGGCTGCAACTGTTCTTGTGGACTATACCCGCCCGGCAGGTGCGTATCCTTCAGTAGCAGGCGCAGCAGTCGGGAGTGTTGAAGGGTATATGTTCTTTGCCGGGGATCCGACAAAAGGCCCGTGCTATACTGCAGATTTCTGGCATGTGTCTATCTCTCCGAATGGCGCTCTTGGGTTTATCAGCGAAGAACTTACTTCCTTTGATATTTCGGTATCGATTTGGGATGATCGGGAGAAACATCCGAGTTATCCGCAATTCAGAGCAATTAAAATCGCGTAGGAGGGAATTTAGGTGGAACAGAAAAAGAACGAGCTTGAAATTCTGTTCCCCAACAACAAAATCAAACTGGCAGGAGAGGAATTACCTCTTCTGCCTTTCTGTTTTGGTGATTGGGTGGCAGTCATTGAAAAATCATCAGGGCTCATTGAGCTTGTGTTAGACGCTTTAGCCGAATACGGCGAAGGGGTCCTTGACGTGAAGGCCGAAAACGGGCAGCTGAAACTGAACCCCAAAACGATTATGTTTGCAATGAAAGTGCTTAGTCATGGCGGCGAAGCCATATATGAGATTTTGGCTATAGCAATTCGCAAACCGGTGGTGTGGGTTAAAGCTCTTGAAGGCATGGACGGTTTTACCTTGCTTATTGGTGCGTGGTTGACGAATAAAGATTTTTTTACAAGCCAGGTGGTCCCGACGTTCCAAAAGAACTTGATGCAGGAGATCGAGGAAGCGGTCACGGGATTACCTGGGGCGAAATCGCGCAAACGCTCGTCGAAAGCGGGCATAGCTTAGACACAATATCTCGATATACAAAAGATCAGCTGCTATTGTTCTATGAAAAAAGCGTGATATTGCAGGCTCGTCGCCGGGCCTGCTTTTCTAGTGATGTTCGGGCTTCTGTCTGGGCGGCAAAAGAAGATTTCAAAAGCTGGATCGAACCATTATTAGAACTAGGCAAGGAAGGAGAGTAGCGGAGTGGCAAAAGAAGTTAAAGTCAAAATCACTGCAGAGAATCAAGGCTTATATAACGTTATTGCCAGCAGTATCGCAAAGCTTCAGCAGTTTGCCGGGGCTGTCGCGGGCCTTAACAATACAAAACTCGACGGCCTTGCCTCTTCCTTCAAGGGTGTGGAGTCAGCCGCCAACGGCGCTGCCAGCGCTGCCGGAAAGGTAGGTGCTGCAGGAGCCTCCGGAATGGGCAAAGCTTCCGGGGCGGCTGGCTCTCTATTAAGCGGGTTTACTGGTCTAATAGCAAAAGCCGGGGTTTTCTTAATCGTACTTAATAAAATAAAAGATTTTCTTTTAGGAATATTAAAACCGGGCTTTGATTTTACGGCCGATATGGAATCAAACCAGCTGGGCATAGCCGGTATCTTGCAGTCCATGACTCTGCTAAACGGCAAAGCAGTAAATTTTAGTGACGCTATGGCTATATCTTCCGACATGATGTTTAAACTACAGGCCGATGCGGTGCGAACTTCAGCCACAGCAGATGAACTGGTTACGGCGTTTCGGGCGTTGGTGGCCCCTGGTATTGGCGCAGGCATGAGCCTGGAACAAATACGAAAACTGACAGTGACCGGCACGGTAGCCGTTAAAGCGATTCTGCCGGGCCGAGCCGACTTGCAGCGTCAGATGGTGCAGGAACTTCGTGATCTGGTGCAGGGCGGTATACAGGCGTCCTCTTCGACATTAGCCAGCGCTCTGAACCTGACTGACGCCGACATAAACAGGGCAAAGCAATCTTCGCAAGGTCTGTATAGTTTCCTCATGGAACGGCTGCAAGGATTCAACGATACAGCTGCAGCATTTCCACAAACATTATCAGGCAAGATGGATCAATTGCAAGAGGTTTGGGTTCGGGGCAGCGCCGTCTTTACCCAAGAATTCGCCACGCCGATAAAAGAATTTCTAACTTGGCTCACTGGACTAGTTGGCACAGTCAACGCTGAAACGGGCAAGATTGAATTGAATCCGGCGCTAGTGGCTACGGTGAAAGAACTGCGATCAGCTTTTGACTTTTTACAGGAAACTGCCAAAAGCCTTGCTCCTTCGTTTTCGTGGGTTAGCCAAACCCTTTCCGGTGGCTTCAAAGGCCTTTATCAGCTTATTAAAGACATTACTTTATCAATATCGAATCTCGTTGCTGTAGCGGTAAAAAGTGCCGGAGAGCTTATGAAAGCTTTTGACAATGCCGTTGGACCTGTTTTTATAAAAATACAGAGGCTGTTATTAAGCATATCAGGGCTGCTGCCTAAAGCGACAGGATACCTTGCAGGGCTGGCAGGAATCAATACTTCAGCAATGCCTGAAGACGCGAACGTGGCTCGTAGAGCTGACGCAAAGGCAAGTAATAGCGAAAATATTGCTGACAATCTCACAAAAAAACATGAAGACCAGAAAAAGAAACTTGAAGCGTCACAGGCGGCTTTGAAACTGGCTGAAGACGATATTAAAACTACTGCTGAACAGGCCAAGGCCGATATAAAGGCACAACAGGAACAGCTTGACGTTCGGCAGTCTTTGGGACAAATCGGGGCGGCTGACTATCAGAAACAGAAGGCTGGGTTAGGCTTGCAATCGGCTCAGGTTGATGTAGACAAGTTTGCTCAACTGATGGCTGCAACGCAGGAAGCCGACTTTGAAAAGCCGGAAAAGAAAACGGAAGCCGTGAAGAAATGGGAAAACGATCTTGAAACAGCTACCAAAAAACTGAAACCTTTTCAGGAGGCTATAGGCGACGTAACTGGCGTCATGGATGGACTCTCTGGCGGCGAAGGGAAAACGTGGGTAGCAAGCGTTGCAGACAATGCAAATACAGACGGCTTGCAAGATAACGCAAAAGCTGCTCTTGACGCGGTGGCTGAGTATTTTCATCAGCTAACCGGAAAGACCATGACCGTATCTTCAGGGCTGCGTACTTGGGGCGGCCACGTGTCTGGTATGAAATTCGATGTTGTTGATGATCAAGTATCAACGATTCTCGAAGAAAACAAAGACGGTATACGAACCAAACTCATAGAGTATGCGCGATCTTTGGGGTTGATTGTTGCAGATGCTTATGCCGGGGATGAAGGCCCTGAAGCTCCCGGTCATTTAGATTTCAATGCCAAAGACTTCAAAACGTCTATGTTATCCAAACTGCGTACCATATCGGGGGGAATATACCAAAAGAGCGGCAAAGCTCTTTATGATGCTTACCTTGCGTTGTATCAAGAATATGCGGACGTGACCGGAAAGCTTGGTGCCGCAACCGGAGATATTTCCTCCACGCAAAAGGACAAACTTGCCGATACCTACGATCAGCAAATCAAAAAATTCAAGGTCAACAAAATGCCGGATGCGGCAGCTGCTGCTTCCCAGCTTAAAGACTACGAACTGATGAAGTTGGATATCTCCCAGGCGAAGCAGAATCTGACGTATTCCTTGGAGGATTTGAGCAAAGCGCAGGGAGCCATTATGATCAAGGTCATAGATGGGCAGGCATCTATTTCTGACGTGATCAAAGAGTACCAAGACAAATTCGCAGCGGCTACTAATAAAGACCTTGCCACTCTGCAAGCAAAGCTCGAAGAGGCCAAAAACAGGGGCTGGAGTGTTACAGCGCGGGACCTAAAAACACAGATCGACGCCATAAGCGACAGCGCAGGCAGCTTCATCACAGGTTTGATTTCGGCAATTGATGCGGCATTGCAAAATAAAATCAGCCTAGTTAATGCAAATCGTGGGTATACTTCGATGCAAAAAGCGGACTTATCGGAGGAAGCAACCCGGTCAGCCGCTGCGCAGAAAGCAACTCTACTTCGTAGTGAAGCTGAAAGAATACTGCAAACAGATGAAAAAGATCGAGAAACAAAAGCCGCTATCTATCTTGAACAAGCTAGACTTTTAGACATTACAGCTACCTACGCTACTACGCTTGATAAGGTAAATATTGCCGGTAAACAAGCCTTTGAAGACGGGCTGCTTACCTTCCTGTCTACCGGAATCGCGCAATGCAAAACGCTGGCAGATGCTTTCCTTAACTTTGCGGCTACTGTGATAAATGCCATTCAGCGAGTATATGCGGAAGCGTTGACTAAAAACATCATGAAAGCTCTTGGAATGTATGACACAACGTCCTTGTCATCTGATTCGTCAACGGCAGATAGTGGCCTTGCCTTGACTAAGAAAATTATGGCGTTGTCGTATTCTGGCGGCGGCGCTACAGGCGGGGATATCGATTCGGGACTTGTGAAAGGGCCGGGAACGGATACCAGCGACAGCATACTTGCTTTTTCTAGTAGCTTGGGAAAACTGTTCCATGTATCGAACGGGGAATATATCATTCGCGGGGCGGCGGTTCGTAAATGGGGCCTCTCAGCGTTAAATGCCTTGAATGCAGGTTTTATGCCGCGCAGTTTTATTCCGGCATTTGCTGACGGCGGCAGTCTGCTTGATTCTTCGACTACCAGTAATATACAAGGACCTTCTGAGTTGGCAGCAAAACTGTCTTCCGGAGACTTAAACTTGAAGATAGCCAATATCACGGACCCGGACCAGGCAGCGCAGTTCATGCAGTCAAGGGACGGCGAAAAAGTGCTTTTCAACTATATGAAAAATAACGCAGGGACGATAAAGAAAATACTTAAAATGGGTTGACGGGTCAAAACAAGCGGACTATTATTGGTTATAGATGGAAAAGGTGGTGCTTTTAGTGAAAAAGCTGTCAATATTTATTTGCATATTGTTGTTAGCTTTGGTTGCTTCAGGCCTTGCAAACGCAGAGATACGGAAAGGGTCTGATACTTTCACAGGCGGCACTTATGTCTTTAGTGATTATAGCGCTCCTGATGGAAGGTCTTATGTGGGGTTTGAGCGAGTAGGTACTGCTAAAACGCATATGTACAAACTGGTTGTATCTTATAAGGCTGTACCAGGCTTTTTATTGTCAAACACCTTCGTCGATATTAAAATCAACGACAATCCTGTACAGCATATTCCAATTACAGCGTATAGCAAATATCCTTGGAAACTTAGTGCGTTAGGCACTGTTGAACAAGTAGGGTCTGATGCAAAAATAGATGTTTCTGCTGCTTTTGTTGAAGAAGTAAAAAGCGCTAAACGAATCGCAATAAAAGCGTATTACGAAACTGGTGTGCCTATGGTACATGTTCTACCGGATAGTATAGTTACTGAGTGGCGCAAAATAGCGACAAACGAAATCTAAAACTACCTTTCCATACCCCGGCTCGTCCGGGGTTTTCTTATGCCTAAAATTCAATAAAGGAGGCCTATCAATGGCAGTCTTAAACAGTTCCGCCAGCAGCCCCCTCGCACTTCTGCAGGGGGTTGTAACTTTCCTTACTACTGCGGCTAACTTTGGCGCAGGCCTTGCGTGGGTGCTTGTTTCGCCTGCTAGTGTATCCGCTATAACAACCGAATGCATTTTAAAGGGCGTTGGTGATGGTAGCGACGAGATTTATGTAGGCATGCAGCTTGTCACGTCAACTACCGGGCAGGTGGATATCGTTCTGAATGGCTATGCCGGGTACGACGCAGGGCTTGGATGGAGAGAACAGCCGGGAGCTATCACAGTTAGCAAATTACCGACACTACCCCTTGTATCGGATACATATATGACTTACTGGCTCAGTGCTACTCCTAGCCGGTTCATTCTTGTGGTGGAGCTATCCACACAATATGAAGCTATGTATTTAGGCTTGATGGAACCGGTAGCCATTGAAAACCAATACCCATATCCGCTGGTAGTCGCAGGCAGTTATTACGAAGGAGGGCTTTGGACAGACACAGGCGCGTCACACAGTGTATTTGTGGCCCCAGGCGCGGGAACAGTCTCTTCTCTTTGTATTCGTCGTCCTGACGGGTCTTGGCGAATTGGCACTAGTGGTACGCTTGACGCTTTAAATGTATGGCCTACAAACATTTCTCCGGTGAACACGCTAACAGTGTTCGATGATGTGCTGACATTGGAAAACGTAATCATGTACCCGTTTTTGCTGTATGAAACTTTGCCGGTAGGTTTAATCGGTCAGCTTGCAGGGATTTTTTGGATAGGAAACCGGGAAGATTTGGCCGTTAAAGACAACATTGTTTATAACGATCAATCCTATAAAGTGTTTGCCAATGTATACCGGCGTGATACGAATTCCTATTTTGCCATAGCTTGGTTTTAAGGGGGCAGGTTTTATGCCCTATGTAAAAAGTACAGCGTCGAGTCTTGACGATCTTCTTTCAAAAATAGCGATATGGGCCACAGATACAACTATTCACGGAACAGACGCTTGGACGTTGATGCGAAACGAAGCCTGGCCAAGAGGCACTATTTTCAAAGCAAAAGGACTGAATGGCGAAAATACTTGCTATATCGGGCTTATGCTCTTGGACATTACGGTAGGTTCTTCTTATAAAAATTGGCTGCTGACCACAAAAAATGTCGGGAAGCACTTAGTCTGGTCCTCTAAAGGATTGAACCTTCCGGGGACTACTTTTGTACATACGGAAGGCTCTGGCACAATTCAAATTTACTCAAGCGCGACAGCAAGAACTACTTACACCTTCGGCTTTCTTGAAAACGCAACAGACAACGGCACGATGCTGGTGTTTGGAGTTTTTAAAGACTACGCAGAGGCGCTTGATTGGGACGAGCAACCTGGCGCTATTGAATTTGGTGATTTAGGTGCTATGCCTATCACTGTGTATTCCTCTGCAACAGAAACCACAACAAAAAAGACGGCGCCAATATACCCCGGCGTCGGCTACCCTGGAATAGCGTTCCCCGCAGCCGAACCGGCTGACGGCTATTTTTCCTACTGGCTGACGAAAGATGCAAACCATATTACGGTAGTAACAAACAACGCCGGGCAGTGGGATATGGGTCACGCAGGCATGTTGATTCCGTTTCAGAGTAACATGCAGTACCCTTTTCCGGCAGTGGTAGCGGGAACCTGCACAGGGCTGACTACGACAACGACAACCATAAACTCTGCTGTTGTAAAAGGATCAAAGTTGCGGTTTAGCTATTCGAACTATTCAAACTCGCGACGATTGCCTTGCTCTGCAACATTTGGCGCGTCTGCAAACACTTCGCAGGTGGGGCTATGTTTGGCGGACGGCACTTGGGCCTTTTTCGGCAACTGGACGCAGGCCTTAGCAACGTATGGTACTTCACGGTATTTGCCGGGGCCTCCGGTTCGAAGCAGCGCCCCGGCTTATGCGATTAAGCCAACGTATTCGGATTTGCTAAATGTCAGCACAGGCTTAGCTAGTGAAGATGCGGTGCTGATGGAGCCGCTTCAACTGGTAGAAGGGTCAACGAATACAAACTTGCTAGGTTCCCTATGGCGCATGTATTGGCCGGGTGCTTCGCAGCCTTTCGGAGAAATCACCATTAACGCAAAGGCGTGCTTGTTAATACCGGATTGTTGGGAAGACCGGCTCTGGTATGTTCCGGACAGCACGCTTGTACCGACTACGGCAGATTCTGCATTAGCCGCATATAAAAGCCTTATAGCTTATGGAAAGCAATTTCGAATGCTGATTAGATTGGAGGAATAGCAGTGGCGTATTCTAAAGTTTCTGTGTCCAGCCCTAATGAGTTAATCACAGCCCTTTCAGTTTTCGCAGTTGCAAGTGGTTGGACGGTATTGTACGAGGGCGACGATTTACCGATTGACGGAACCGCGACCACAGACGGCAAACGATTGGTAATTAAAAGCCCGTCAGCAAGTACGTTCGCGCATTTTCGCGCAGCAAGCGGCAAGAAAATTTTCCCTACCCATACAATTTTGGGCTCTCTGTACGGATTGGGGCTTATGTGTTCAACAGCCTATACAGAAGCCCCTGCAAGTGGCCTTTGGTATGACCAGACAGGGGCGACTCAGCTAACCACCGGTGAAGTGATTGGCGTAGGCATTCCTCTTCAAGCGGCTACGGCTATGAACGTTTATTTTAATCATATCTCAGATCCCGCTGAAATCATTGTGATCTCTGTCGAAGTCTTTGCCGGAGTATTTCAGCATATGGCAGTTGGGGAAATATACAAAACGGGGTCATGGACCGGAGGCACAATTTACAGTGCGAGTCGAAACAGCGCGAATATGTTCCCGGCGTCCTTAACGGCTTCTGTTGTTGACTCAGCAAGCTATCATCTCTTTAGCATGAACTTAAAGGCAAATACTTTCCTGCGGGCTAATATCGACGCAGCGCCGAACCGGACTCCGGAAGTTCTTTGGGCAAGTGCGGGGCCTGCAACCGCAACCGCAGACGCAGGATACACCGGAAAACGTCTGGCGCTTCCTGTAGTTGGCGCGGGTGTGCTTGCAACAACATGGGTGCCTAAAATACCGCACTATCGTTATTTGCAGTCGCAAAGCTCGACAGACACCGGAAGAAACGTGAATACGCTGAATTGCATATCAGTGAATCTTCCGATTGCAGTGTACGTGCTTCGTGATCCGGACGGGCTTGCAAACTTTAGTCAGTGCGGATATGTATCGGGACTGTACTTCATATCGATGCGGAACGTGTCGCCGGGCTCAACATATGACATCAATTACCCCGCTTCCGGCAATTTATATCAAGCCTTCCCGCATACCAGCCGGGGCGGCGTTTTCGGGTATGATGGGCTGGCGATTAAGCAATAGCGGAAAGAAGGGCTGCTAATGGCAAGTTTAAACTCCCTAATGTATCAAAGCTTAGCCGCTTTTGGTCGTGTCAGCTCTTCTCTTAGTGGACGCAGTGAGGCGCTAAACCCGCTGCGCCTTTTTCTGTTGGACAAAACTTCGACGATAGTAGCACAAAGCCAAACGCTTTTCTGGGATACATTTGAGGCGCTGGGGGTGGCCTGGGGCGATAGTACAACGCTTCGCTATGCAGAACCAGAGACCGGCTGGACGTATGTATGGAATGTTTCAACCGGTGTTTTTGTAGTAACTGACGCGGTAGGCGTGGCCACTGCCTACACGGATGTTACCACTATTTCCGGTCTTGGCGTCTCATGGGCTGTTTTGGAAAGTGCTCAATTTAGCCTAATGATTAATGCGGTTTCAACGACAGACACAACAACGGTACTTGCTTTTCCGCGCGGCCTTAAAGCGAATCGCAGCCGGGCAGGGGCGAAGCAAGCTTATGATCATAATAGTTCTGCCTATCTTGCGATTGGGACGCAACACGCTATTTTCAACCGACTTTCCTATTCCGGATACTCCGGCAATAGCGACTATACCGCCGATGATGGCACAGTCGAAATCACAACAAACACGGCTTTCCTTGGCGATATTCTTGTTTTTTCAATCTTATTGAGCGAGGCGGGTGGTTTGCTGCAGGCGACTGTTCCCCGTTCACACTACCTGCAGGGCGGCGGCTCTTCACACGAAGGAACGCGAACCCGTGCAGACAAAGCCTCTTTGATGGTAAGCTCCTATAGCTACTTAATGATAGCGCTGTTTGCCCAAAGCAAACTATCGGCAGGAGAAAGCCGTATAGTGTATGAGCCTTGGATGCTTTACGAAATTTTCCGTTGGTACTTCAACGTAACCCGAATTACAACGGTTGACAGGCGTATTTTTGACCTGTCGCCTAGGTGGTGATGGCATGGCTGAAACAACAATAGTCGAAACGCTGGAATACAAAACGCAGATACATACTGCTTGGGACAACACTGAACAACGGGCGGCCATTCGAACCTATCCGCGCCGCGCCATATCGTATGACTATTACGGCATGACTCCGGCGCAAAGCCAGTATTTACGGGCGCTATCCTATGCAAAGCAAAATGAACAAATTGAAATTCCTTTATGGCACGCTGCTTGTAAGCTGACAGAAGACGCAGCGGTTAGCTTGACTCACGTAATGGTTGATCCTTCAGACGTTTGGCCTTTTCGAGGTTGCAGCGGATTAATGTTTTGGCACAATGACCAGGAGGGCGGCGAACGCTATTTCTTGGGGGCATTAAACGCTACCGGCAACTTAAAGCTGACTGAACAACTTGAACTCGCTTATCCGCGACAGACAACGCTGGTATGTCCTGTATCGTATGGGTATTTGAAATCCACGACGGACTATTCAATACTAACATCCGCCTACCTGTCGATGCAGCTGAACGCCGAACTGTTGGACGATTTTTCTTCTACGTCGATTCCTGCCGGGTTAAATGAAGATACTTTCGAAGTCTGGGGCAGAAAAACACCGTATCAAGAGGCGCTGCCTTCATCTTACAAAGGAGTGGATATTTTCCCATTAGCGCCGTCTTGGGTTGATGATCTTTCTGCCAGTATTACCCGAAACGCCAATACGCTTGATAACGAATCCGGAATAGTAAAATTCGACTTAAAAAGTGAATATGCATCGGAGAATCGAGATATTGAATATGTTTTGTCGTCAAAAACGGAGATCAATAATTTTCAGCGGTTTTTCTGCCGCTGTAAAGGCCGCCTGAAGTCGTTTTATATGCCTACATGGTTGAATGATTTGGTGTTGGCGGAAGACGCTCCAATAGGCCAAACGTACCTACATGTGAAATGGCCTCTCTATTGGCAGTATTACGCTAAAACGACGCGCCGCAAGGTTGCGATATTCTTTTTGAAATCCGGTAGCGTGAAGATACTGCCTATTGGAGGCTACGCGACCAGTACGGACGGAACAATGGGCAAAGTGTTTTTAGATAGCGCGCTTACTGAAGCAATGAAGGCGTCTGATGTTGTGTTGGCTTCGTATTTATGTCGATACCGTTTCGACTCGGACAAGCTAACCACGGAATACGACACAACGGGCCTGGCTTCAGCTGCAGTGTCGTTTGCGGAGGTAAATGCATAATATGGCTGACTCTAACATTACAACCTATGAAAACTCAACTCAGGACGGGCAACCCAAAGAATGTTACAAGTTTACTCACGGGGATACGTCCTACTTCTACACATCCGACCGGTTTGACGTAGCGCTAAAATGGACTACAAACGGGGTTGTCAGTTCGGAACTATACACGGCGACCTATATAAAGCGCAGCAACGTCAAGCCTTCCTGCGCCGGGGATTCTACTTCAGTCACAATTACGGTGGACAAAGACAACGCTGTAGCGGCTTTGTTCAAAGGCGCACCGCCCGACTCTCCGGTAAAAGTCGCGATATACCGGCTACATGAGCAGGATCACGCTTTATATGACAAGTACTATAGCGGAGAGGTCACACAAGCCGCATTTGAGGATTCAAGCTGCGCGTTGACAGTCGTACTGGAAAACTGGCTCACCCGCAAGATACCTAATTTTATGCGGCAGTTTTTCTGCGGGAATGTGATCTATGATGCGTCTTGTAGGCTTAGTAAGGAAGACTATGTAAAATCAATCTATATTGACGGGGTAAACGGGCTTACCGTAACTTCGGCAGACCTTGCTGCGTATGAAGAAAACTATTTCGCAGGAGGCCTTTTTTATTGGAACGATAACATACGGATGATCAGCGCCAATTCAGGCACGACGCTGACACTTCGTTACCCGTTTACTACTACCCCAATGGGAACGGTCAATATTTATCCGGGCTGTGATCAGCTTTTCAAAACCTGCGCCTTGCGCTTTGGTAATACGCTGAACTTTACCGGGTGCCTGTACTGCCCGCCAGAGTTTTCCGATGATTCAAAAGTCGGCAATGGCGTCTACTGGGTTGATTCTTCAGTTGTTCAGCGAGATACAGATGGTTATGTAGGAACAATTTCGCTTTAAATAAGGGGGCCTTCAATATGGCTTTGAATCCATGGATAGGCTGGGGCGTAACAACCCTCCTATCCTATTTTGTTAATCAGGCCTTAAGCAGCGACACGGAAGATGCGGACCCCTCGGAGCTTGGAGCGGAAACGGCCACGCTGGGAACGGCTGTGCCGCTTGTAATTGGCCGCTCTATCATTAAGCAGCCGCTGACCATATACTACGGGGGTTTTAGTTCAGAGCCTTATACAGAAACGTATTCGGCGCATTCAAGCTTTAATGCTTGGTCGATTATCCTTTCCGCGTTGGCTATTTGGGCAGCTACTGCAATTTCCGGACTGGTCCATGTGCATACTCACCCGCCGCAAGGCGGGCCTGCGCCTGCCACGAACAAAGAGCAGATAGGACCTATCGTATTAAATATGCTCATTATGTGGCTGCTTAGCTGGTTGATCAATGGGCGTATGCTAAAAACCACCATGCAAAAGGGCTTTAAATACTATCTAGGCTATCAAATGCTGGTGTGCTTGTCCGGGGCTGGAATTAGAGTCCGGGGTTTGTACTTGAATCCAGACGCTTGCGACAACGAAGCGGCTTGGACGGGTGATGCGTCCCGCGATGCCTACCCGAGCGGGTACACCGTAAGCATAGATAACGAAGATTTGTTCGGCGGTGCGGATGAGTCCGGCGGGTTTGTCGGCGATGTTCGGCTATATATGGGCGGCCCAACACAGCCAGCCGATTCTTGGATGGTAGCGCAAACGCAGGTATCCAGCATTGCGGAAAACTTGCGCGGTCTTATTCCGGCATATCGCCCGTTTGTTTCTTTGGTGGTGCCGGTTGCCTATGTCGGAAAAAACGCTTCGGTGCCCACTACATGGGTCGATGTTCAATTCATTCCTAATCGGTTGGGTCTTGGCGGTATCGGTGATAACGACGCAAACCCGGCTGAAGCAATTTACGAAATGATCGTGAATAACGAATGGGGGCTGGGTAAAGACCCCGCTATAGTAAACGTTGACTCGCTGATTGCCTGCGGCAAAACGCTGGCAACTGAAGGCCTTGGGGTATCCATCAAGCTCACCAGCCGGACAAAGATTCAAACAGTAATTAATAATTTATGTGACCATCTGGATATGATCCGGTATCCGGAACCAACAACCGGAAAAATGGTATTCAAGCTCATACGGGCTGACTATGACACGGACAGCTTGCCGGTGATCACCAAATCAATGGTGAAGTCCATTAAATATTCCCGTATAACCTGGTCAAGCTCTAACGGGGAAGTTGTTGCCAAGTATTCCGACAGCGCCGCTTTATACGGGGAAAGCACTGTAACAAACAGTGATCCTGCCGTTATTTTGGCAAACAACGGCGACCGCAATTCAACAGATGTTGATTTTACTTATTTTACAACGTCGAAAAATGCAGCTTGGGCAGCAAACCGTGAGCTAAAAGAAAAAGGCTTCCCCTTGGCGGCGGTTACGTTGGTATGTAACCGTAAAGCTTATGCCTACAGACAGGGGGATGTATTTAAACTTACCTGGGAGCCTTATGGAATCAGCGAAATGGTAATGAGGGTAACAGATATCGACCTTGGCGATTTCGTTACCGGAGAAATCACGCTTGAAGCTGTCGAAGATATTTTCGGCGTTGGGAATACCACATACGGTGCAAACGATAGTACTTCCTGGACGAAACCTTCCACGTACCCGACAGGGGTTCAATCCTTCCGGTATTTCGAAGCCCCATGGGAGCTTCGTCAATCCAAAGAATCCTATGTTTATGGTGTTGCAGCCGTTCCGGACAGCCTTACTGCAAAATGGAACTTGTGGCGCTACCGGGATTTGTCTTGGGTCAAGACCAACGCAATGACTAAATGGACGCCGACAGGGCATATTGTAGGGTCTATCGCTGTTGATGGCGATGCGGAAGATGTCACAGGGTTTGACTTAATTAATTTGGGCGGTCTTCTTGATTTAGTTTCTCGAAGTTCGGAGTCAGGTATAGCCTTAGCCCGCAACGGGTCACGGCTTATTATGGTTGATAATGAATTAATGGGCTGGGGAACAATAACACAGCTGGCTAACGGGAATTTCCGTCTTTCACATATCATCCGGGCTGTGCACGATACAGTGCCTGCTGCGCATGTGGCGGGAGCAACCGCGTATTTCATTGAAAATAGCTACTATGCCAACGTAACTACAGGCGGACCGGTGTGCGCTGCAGGATCGACGGTCAGCGAGAAATACAACATCACTACGGCCACAGCTACCAGTGAAGAAACGTTCGACGAATCCAAAGCCGTGGTGCTGGCAACGGCTCGACGTTCCGAACGGCCTAACCCTCCGGGAAGAATTCGCATGACCAGCCATTTATATTCTGCCGTGTCCCGACTGACAAAAGCAGCCGGCGATGTGTCTTTGTCCTGGGCGATTCGCAATAAAGCAGGTTCCTACGGCTGTGTTTCCCAGGATGATACGGTTGGGTACTATGACGGACAAACCATTATAGCTCCCACAGGTTTGCAAACAGTTATTCGGGCTTATCTTGGCGCAACATTGATTCATGAGGAAATTCTGTCGCAAACGGCTGCGGAAGAGGCAGTGTCGGTTTTGCCGACTACGCCGACAACAGGCAGCTACACATGGGCGCAGCGCTGCTTGGCAAGCACGGATTTTGTGACAGAAACAACGATCACGATAGGCGCGATGCTAGACAGCTTGGAGTCCTACCAAAGCCACAGTCGGACGTTTGAATGGAAACCGCCCTATATTGTGGACGCTTGCGCTACAGAAGACGATGCTAAAACCTTGCTGGCAAGCATTTATACGGCGGAAGGCGCAGTAGTGTCTTTTAGCGACACAACGCTAAACCAGACTATCCCTATCGCGTCCATGCCGCTCATTATTCTTGGCGCAAAATACACGGAATACCAAACAGGCTCTATTTTGGCGCAGGACGGCTCTTGGGTAGCGCCGAACGGAACGGCCCTGGCAATTACCGGCGCAGGCACATACGACATTGTGACGCTGGCAAGCGGCTATATTGTCCTGTCCTATATGAGCCCCGACGAGCCGGGAAATTTAGTGGCTTATCAATTTGATGGAACTTTGTTTAATCGAATTACTACACCCGCTATTTAACGGAAGGAGATGAGAATTTGGCAACGACAACAACAAAATTCAAACTTGTAAAATTTGATAGCACAGACTTGGTAAGCCGGGATTCCTTGAATACCAATACGGATATCATCGAAGCGGAGTTCATTGTTTTAGACGAAGCAAAATCAGCAGTAGAAACCAATGTCACCGCATTGCAAACAGCCGTAAGCGGCAAGGAAGCCGCGCTGGGAAATCCAACTGTTGACGGGATGGTTTTGGCGTCTACCGTGGCCGGAGTTCGAAACTGGGTAGCTCAGTCCTCCGGCAGCGGCAGTGGCGTAACGGTTCATAACGAGTTGACCGGCAGGGACACTGCCGAAGCTCACCCGATCAGCGCGATTACTGACCTTGCTACAACATTGGCCGCTAAGATTGACTCGGCAGAAAAGGGCGCGGCCAGCGGCATTTGTCCTTTGGGGGCCGACAGTTTAATCGCTTCGACATACTTACCCAGTTATGTGGATGATGTTGTGGAGTACGCAAGTTCTTCCGCGCTACCCACCACGGGAGAATCGGGGAAAATATATGTCACTACGGATACGACACCCCCAAAACAGTGGCGTTGGTCTGGTACGGCTTATATCAGCTATGACTCCTCGCCAGGCACAACAGACAGCCTGACCGAAGGTACTGCAAACCTCTATTTCACAGTAGCAAGGGTTCTTGCTACTGTGTAATAGAGGTTTGCAG